CCTGCGGGCCGCCTCCATCGCCGCGGAGCCCCCCTCGAGCATCGGGATCAAGTCCTGCCCGGATCGGCCGAACACAGCGTAGGCCGCCGCGGCCCGTTGCGCCGGATCCTTGATGGCCTTGATCTTGTCGGCGATGGCCCCGAACTGCTCCTCGGGGCTCATGCTCGAGAGGTCGTCCACGCTCAGGCCGAGCTGGTCAAATCCCTTGCGGGCGGTCGCAATCCCGGCTTTCGCCTCGCCCAGGTTGCGGGTCATCCGCTGCACGGCCTTGTTGACCGTCTCACCCGAGACGCCCGAGAGCTCCCCGGCGTGGCCCAGGGCCACCAGGCTCTCGGTGGCCAGCCCGGTCTGCTTCGAGAACTTGGCGATCTTGTCGATATCGTCGAACTGCGCCAGGACCGCCCCGATCCCCTTCTTGAAGGCCAGGAAGGCCGCGGCCACGCCTGCCACCTTGATCGCCAGGCCGGCCAGGTTCTTACCGAACCCGGTTGACAGCTTCGAGCTATTCTGAATTCCCTTGCTGAATCCGGTTGTCACGGCACCGATGTTGACGGCGAACTTGCCGATCGACTTGGCCATCAGGTGCTCCGTGACTTGTTGACGTTATGGAAAAACAGCTTGAGACGCTCGGCGACTTCCTCGCGGGACTGTTGCCGGGCCGCCCGCCGGCCGGGGATGAACTGCTGGGGGTTGAGAGTCCGCTTGGACCAGGGTGACAGGCAGGCGGTGGTGATCGTGGCCGCCTGCGCCCAGTCGTCGCCCCACGGATCGAGCTCGTAGAGGGCCATCCACTCGGTGAACTCCCGCGAGTCGATTGATTGCTGGGCCTCCTTGACTGATGTGTGGGTGACGGTCCGGGCTAGGTGGAACCAGAATCGTCGCTCTGGGTTTCGGTAAAATCCGCGACCGCCTCATCCAGCGCGTCGTCCTCCATTCCGTTGAGTTTCATCGCCGCGTGGTAGACCGCCTCCAACTGCCGGGCACCCTTGGCCTTGAGCAGATCAAGATCCCCCGCCTCGGTCGGCTCAAATGGCTGGTCCCCGCCCTCGTCAACCAGGCACAAGGCGCAGACGAACGGCAGCAGATCCTGCATCGCCGCCTCGTCCTCCTTGACCTCGCCCCACTTCTCGACCAGCTGCTGCCGCTCGCGGCCTGAGATCACCCGCACAAAGACCGGGAAGTGCCAGCCCTCGATATTGACCGGCTGACGCTCCAGGTCGTCGGCCGCCAGGATCGAATCTCTCAATCTGCTCGTCATCGTCAACTACCTCTCATCGCGGGTGGGGGTCATATCATCGGCCGGCTGTCCCCTGGGCCGGCCTCGACGGGTTCCCGCGCGTCGTGGTCGTAGGATCTCACAGATGGGATCAGGCAAACGTCACGTCACCGGAGACCTTGATCTCGGCGGAGGCGGTCATGCGGTCATCAATCGGGATCGAGCTTGAGAAACTCGTGAGGAATCCCGAGAAGGCCGCACTCGATGAGTCCGGGTAGGTGACGGTGACCGTCTCCGCGGCGCCTGAGATCGGCGGGGCCGTCGCTGGCACGTAGGCGATCTCGACCGAGAGCGTGCCGCCGTCGATCAGGTCGCTGGGTATGTAGGTCATTCGACCATCCGTGGTGGTCATGTGAGTCGTATCAATCGGCTCCCGGCTGAGGTCGGGACCGTCGACCGAGATGACCTCGGCGAAAAATCCGGTTGAGAACGTGATAGTTGTGCCGAATCCGCTGTCTGCCATGATTAGACTCCCGCGAGAGAATTGGTTTGCGTGATGGTCTCGAGTGCCTGCACTCGACCCTCGATCACCATCAGGTGGTCGCGGATCTCAGAGGCGCTCGCCGTGTAGGGTTCCCCGTCGATCGAGACGATCCGGTCGACCTCGAAGTCCACCAGTTGCCCCGTCTTGCTCTTGGCCTGGATTGTGATCATCAGCTGGGCACCGTTACGTTGTGCATGACCTGCACCGCCACCGTCTGGCTGGGCTGCCCCAGCTCGCCGCCGTCGGTGGGGGAGGTCCTGCTGTCGCGGGTACCCCGCCAGAAACTCGCCTTGACCGTCTCGCTGCCCCAGCTGCCCGAGTAGCCGTCAACCTCTTTGCGTACCGTCTCGGCCAGGTCCGCCGCATCCTTCTCACTGTCGGCCTCGCAGACGATGTCAAAGACTGTCTCGGCCAGTCCGGTATTGCCGGCCATCGAGTAATGGACCTCGCCGCCGCCCTGGTCGACGCGGAGGTGCGGCCGGGCCAGGCCCTGCTCGGGCAGGCCGGGCCGGATCCGGGTCGAGACCAGCGCCGTCACGGGCGACTGGGCCAGCAGGTAGTCGATCAATCCCTTCTTGATCGTCACTTGGCGTCCTTCTGTTTCTGCAGTTCCTTCACGATCGCCGTCTCCAGCTTCTTGACCATCGCCCGCTCGGCCCGCCCGCGGCTGTCTTCCAGGGCGATCTCCATGAACGGGTAGCCGCGGGAGCCGGGGTGCTGCACCGTCACCTGGCCGCCGGAGGGCAGCGTCAGCTCGATGTCGTGGGCGGCGGTCCCCTCGTGCACGAGGTGATCGTGCGGGCTGGCCTTGTAGCGGGTGCCGATCGTGCCCACCGGGATCTTGTCCTTGCCGTAGCTTTTTGTCTTGTTGATGATCGACTTGTAGAGGTGGTCACGCGGGCTGCCGTCAGGGGTGAGCCCCTCGCCCTGGGCGTTCTGCTTGACCAGCTTCCTGGCGGTCTTGCGGACCTCGCCGGCGGCGGCGTTGACCGCCTGGCGGGCCACCTTGGCCTGGATCTTCTCGGGCAGCTTCTTGAGCTTGCCCGTGAAGGGCTTGATCCCCTCGATCGACACGCCCTGTTTTTTGCTCCACGCCATTAGACCGACTCCCTGCACTGCAGCTCGATCTCGCGGCGGCGGCCGGCCTTGTCCACCGCGGCCAGGATCTCAAACGTCCTCCCGTCGATGATCACTCGATCCTTGGGCGTGATCGTGCGGCTCAGCTTGCTCGAGCGGATCGTCAACAGGTGCGTCACGTCGGCCCGCATCCCATCAGCGGCGGCCAGCTCGCGGCCCGAGAGTCCGCGGAGTGCGGCCCGCGTGTCCAGCAGCAGCACCCACGAGGGGGCCGGCTCGTTGTACGAGTTGAGCGTGGTCTCGTCGCGGGTCTCCACCCGCACCGGCTCTCGGAACATTCCCGCGACCATCAAAACACCCGGTTGAGTTGGAAGAGGGCCTCGGCGGCGAAGTTGGTCTCGTGGCGGCGGGTGACCGACGCCTCTCGGTGCTCGTAGAGGTCAGCAGCCCGCATCAGGATCTCGTGCCGGTGCGCACGCGGCACGTCGCCGGGGTCACCGTAGCCGGCCACGAAACGCACAGTCACGTCGTGCACGTGTCCGCGGGTGCTGGGCCAGCTCTCGTCGTAGGCCGGCTGCAGGCGGCCCGGGACGCTCGAGGCGTCGACCGTGTAGAGGCTCCCCGCCAGCGTCGTCTCCACGTCGTCGAGGTCCTGGTACTTGACCGAGGTCACCGAGGCCGCCGGGGACCGCGGCAGCTCGATCACGCCGTTGCCCGAGGGGAAACGGTCGAGCTTCAGATCCCAAGTGGTCGTGACGAAAGTGCGGTCCTGGACCTCGCCCAGGAACTGCACCACCGCAGCGATCAACGTGGCCAGGTAGTTGTCGTCGTCGGCGTGGTCAATGACCAGGTGGTCCTTGAGCTCGTCAACGGTGACCGGCTCCTGGGTGGCTGCCGTCACTTTGACCAGGGCCATTAATTATCATCCTCGCCGGCGGGGACTTCGGCCTTGTCCTTGACCGCCTTCCGCCGCTTGACCTTGCCCAGGGGGTTGATCCAACCGAGCTGAGTGAGCTCAGAGACGTGGTCGTCGGGCACCTCGGCGGTCTCACCCGCCGAGAACGAACCCATGACACCAGCGAAGGAGGTGAGGATCTCACATTGCATTTGTCAGGCTCCGAATCTCGGTGGGTGATTCCCGCGTCGGTCAGGCTCTAGGCCTGCACGAGGTGCTGGATGGCCTCGGCGAGCACGACCTTGCCGTCGACCCGGCGGTGCGCCCGGAAGGCGACCTGACCGTTGGCGGCGTAGAGCTCGTCGAGCCGCTTGAGCACTACGCTCTCACGGTCCGCGATCCAGTACTTGCTGAAGTCGCCGAAGAGCACGGTCTTGGCACCCGTGCCCAGGGCGGGCATAGACTCGCTGGTGTAGACCGGGCGGCCGAGGATGTTGTTGGGCTCGCTCGGCTGCAGGCCCGGCTGCCAGATGTACTGGCCGTCGGAATCCTTCAGCTGGCGAACGGCCTTGAGGGTCGCGTCGGCCATCAAAAATGCGGCGTTGTTCCGGTACTGCCGCCCGAGAGCGTGGTAGAGGTCGATGACCTCGTTGCCGGTGATCGCCCCGGTGGCCGCGGCGGTCACGCCGGCGGTCGATCCACCCACCGCGCCGGTCGGCTTGCTCGAACCGTCGCCGTCGACAAACGCGGCCTCTTCCAGGGCCCCGATCCGCCGGCCCAGCTCACTCGCCAGGTAGCTGGAGAGATCGAAGCTGGAATCGTTGAGGAGCTCGTCGGCGACCTTGATGATCGTCCCGGCCTTGTACGCCGAGAGCGTCACGATCGAGAAGGCCTCGTCGCCCTCGGTGAAGGCGGCCTCTTCGGCCGTCCACGCCGCGGCGCCGTGTGAGCTCACGACCGGGATCTCCATCGTGCCGCTGGAGGTCTGGATCACGTTGCCCAGGCTCCGCATGATGTTGGCCTCTTCCAGGGCCTGCACCAGCTCGGAGTTCCAGAACTCGTCGGGGGCCAGGTATCCACCCTCGGAATCGGTGCCGACCTGCAGCGCCCGGAACTCGCTCGAATCGAGCATCGAGCGGGAGTGCCTCATGCACTTCCACCAGGCGTCGGAGTATTCGGCCGACGCGGTCCCACGGGTCTCGCCGGCATCGTCGGCGAAGAGCGCGGCGGGCTGCTCGGCCGGCACGCTGCGGGCCTCGGCCTCCTGGCTGCGGGCCTCGGCGGCGGCGAGCCGCTCGTGGCGTTTTTCGTCCTCGATGATCGCGTCGATCTCGCCGTCGATCCGGCCCAGCTCGGCGTCGAACTTGTCGTAGGTCTCACGCTCCTCGGCGGTGAGTGATCGCTTGTCGTTGTCCGCGGCGTCGAGGATTCCGCGGGCCTTGGTGATCGCTTCGAGGCGGTCGGCTTGCAGTTGCTTGAGCATTTTGTTGTCCCCTGGTTGCCACCGGCACGCCAGGGGTCACAAAAAACCGGCCCGGTTTGCCGGTGAGAGTCGATGAACGAATCCCACTCGGCAGATCGGGCCGGTATGAACTGGCCGTCCTCCGCCTTCGCCCCGCCTGGCTGGCTGGCGTATGAACGCTGCCACGGCCGGTGGGGGAATAGTTGAGTTGTGTCCGCAGTCTATCCGCGGG